AGCAGTAAGAGCGTTTTGTCCAATGGCAGTATTGTAATTGCCGCCTACATTGACAAGTAAAGTATTTACCCCAATAGCAGTATTGCCCTCGCCGCTAGTGTTAGCGCGAAGAGCATTTAATCCCATAGCAACGTTTGCGCTACCGTTGGTGTTGCTGTAAAGCGCGTCCAACCCAACCCCAGTATTGTAATTACCATCATTGTTAACGCGCAGTACATTAGCGCCAACTGCTGTATTTTGAAAGCCAGTGGTGTTGACATTTAGCGCAAGATTACCTACTACCGTATTACTGGCCTGCGCACCTGCACCACGGCCCACAGTAAGGCCTTGAACTGATAATGTTGATGTGGTCGTAATGCTACCGGTAGTGCTTATATTGCCGGTAGTAATAGCAGAACCGCTAACTTTATTTGCTGTTGTAATTTGCGCTAATTTAGTATCTACAATTGCAGCACTAGCATTGATATCAGCATCAACAATAACACCAGCGGCAATAGCAGTTGCATTACCAACGCTAGTTATATCACCAGTTAAATTTGCATTGGTGGTAACAGTAACTGCATTACCTGTACAAGCAGCGGCGCTAGTTGCAAGTGAAGCCGTACCAGTTAAATTGGCTGTGATTGTGCCAGCAGTAAAGTTACCACTTGCATCACGGGCAACAATTGCTGATGCAGTGTTAGCACTTGTTGCAGTAGTAGCAGAATTACTTACTTTACCGGCAGTTGCGATGGTTGCAAGTTTTGTGTCAGCAATAGCCGCGCTAGTATTGATGTCAGCATTAACAATTACATCAGAATTAATAGCAGTAACGCCTGTATTGCTAATCGTTACATCGCCAGTAACTGCCGTGCCAGTGGCTACGTTGCTGCTGTTACCAACTAATATATTTGCACTGTTTAATACTTTTGGTATTTTTTCGCTATCTAATTCTTGAATTGCTGCTTGTACATTTGTTGCTATAATACTACCAGTAGCAGTAGATGTAATATTAACAGCAGTATTACCTGCAACAGTAGCAGATACATCAATTTTCTGCCAAGCTGCACCAGTAGATAGTATGTTATCTGGAGGGTCAAACTGAATGCCACTTACTTGACCGCTGCTAGGTGTGCCCCCTATAGAAACAACAAAATAAAATTGTTTATTTGATGCAGTTGGAGCAGGTAACGCACCCAAAGCAAAACCAGCGGCTGTTCCTGCTGCTGTCAATGCAGCTATTGCACCGGCAGTACCAGAAGACGCATCAAATGTGCCAGCAAGGATTAGTTCGCCGCTAGTTACTGTGACAGACACCCATGCACTTCCTGACCAAATATACATATCATTATTTAATTCGTCCCAAAATAACTGCCCTTTGAAATTAGCAACTGGAAATGTTACAATGCTGGCTGTAGATCCCGCTCCGCCAAATTGCACAGTAGATTGATCAGCTAACTTTTCACCGGTAATAGTGTTAGTGCCAATTAAATTTGCCGCAAATGTACCACTTGTAATCTTTGATGTATCTATGTTTGGTATATCACCAGCACTTAATGTTGCGCCAGTAGTAACATGCCCCTGAGCATCTATAGTTAGTTTGGTGTAGGTGCCAGCCGTTGCTGAGTTAGTGTGATTTAATGCGCCTGCTCCCGTTACCGTTAGGCCAGTGCCTGGTTGTATAGCGCCATTCACGCCAGCAGCAGCTAGCGGTAAATCGGTAGCAGTTAATGCTCTAAATGTAGGTGCCGCAGCACTACCCGTAGTAGGTCCAGCAAATACTGTTGCTGCCGATTGGGTGTCGAGAGTAGTCGTAATTGTTGCAACACCTGTTGAGTTTACAGCCGCACTAAAAGTAAGCGGAGTAGTATCAGTAAATATAAAACTATCTACAATGCCTGCAGATTGTTGCCATGCAGAACCATTCCAAACATAAGGTAATTTTGTAACTGTATTAAACCATTGCTGCCCAGTAAAAACACCGTTTACGTTAGGGGATACTGCTGCAATAACTGTTGTAGATTGATTAGCTAGTTTGTCTGCCGTAACTGCGTCATCAGCAATTTTTGCTGTAGTTATTGCACTATCAGGCAGCTTTGCAGTTGTAACTGCATTGTTTGCAATCGTAGTTGCAAATGATCCAGTTCCAGTGCCTGACACGTCACCAGTTAGCGTTATAGTTTGATCGCCTGTATTAGTGCCGCTGCTACTGCCTGAATGGGTGCCACTGACCGTGCCATTTTGCGTAGCTAACGTACCGAGCCCCAGCGTGGTGCGTTGCGTTGCAGCATCTGCATCATCAAGCAGTGCGCGACCCGCAGCCGTGAGTGTAATTTCTTCCGCAGTACCTGCGCCTGAACTAAAGCGACCTATAATTTTGTCTGTAGCTGTAAGACCAAGTGCCGCTACACCTAGTTTTGTTGCGCTGCTTTGGTTCAGCGTCGCTAAATTAATAGTGCTGTTATCCGCTAACGCAGCAGCCCCTTGAAACAAGCTTTTAGCTGTTATTTTTTTGGTTTCGCTAGAGCTGCTATCGACAATAGGCAATAAGTCGTTTGCTGCTAAGGAGTTTTGCCCCAGTTCAGTCAGTTGCGATATGCGCTGGTCAGCCATAAGAAAATACCTGATGCCCTATTCTAGTCGGTAAGTTCAGTTAGCAAGAAGTCTAGCGATTCTTCAATTTCAATGCGATCAGTATCTTCCTTCAATAGATAGCCCGATGGTTCGCCAATTAACAAGCGGATTTCACCAGTTGTTACAAAGTCAAAAACGCACGAAATCATTTGATCTGCCCTTACTTCGATACCTGCTTTTGTTATGGCTGCATCAAATTCATAATAAATATTTTGTGTTTCAGGATAAATATCATCTTCTGTTAATTGCAAAAAGCATTTAAACTCACTGCCAATATCAGTGCGATTTATTAATTGAAGCATTAGTAATGAATTTTCTGTTTGGCCGCTATTTTCTGTATTAAAAAAGCAATCAATCGTACCACCGCCACTGATCAAACCAGCCGAATACATACGTTTAAATTTATCCGACATTGTTGTGGTTTCTATTGTTTCGCGATCAGTATTAAATGTAAAGCCCGTTACATCTCCTAAAACACGCTCAACAGATCCGTTTATCTGTACGCTGATTGTTAAAGCAGCGCCAGTAAATGCCTCTAGTGGATATTCATCGGCTCTAGTATTATTAATTGCAGCACTAAACGTATCAAATAAACGAATACCTCCCATTGCATTTATATTTACATAAGCTTTTATGTTACCTTGAGTTGTGCCGTTAGGCCATGTAGCAGCAGGTAAAAAATCCAATCCCCTGTTATCTGCTGTTGTAATTGTAATCTGATCTCCAGTTACTATATTTTCTAGTGAATCAACAAAGCTAAAACGGCTTAATAATACGTTTATATCTGCTGGCAATATTTTGCTGCTAAATGATTCGACAGATTTGCGTTGTAATTTTATTTTGCCGTAATGCCCTAAGAAATACGTCATGCGTCAACAAGTTCACGGAATGGCCCGTCAACGGTAAAATTAATAGCAACTGAACTTAGCTCACCAGTGCTCACCTGTAACGATGCACTTGTGATAAAAGCGTTAAATGCAATATCATCTTTTATATCTACACCATTTGTATTTGTAACAGATGCAACACGTAATACCATCCCGACCCCATCGCTAGCAGTAACTCCAGCCGATGTAGTCTTCATTATCTTGTCTAAAAAACTGTTAAATTGTACGCCAGTATCAGTTGCTTCTTTACGATAATATAAAACTGTTGCACTTCCAGTGGAACTTACGATGCCCGGCGTATAGCTTTTAACAGCAGAATCTAACGTGGTAGTTTCCAATAATTCTAAGGTGGTCTCCAAGCTCCAATCGCGTAATTTTAATGCTTGATCGGCTGATACTGGTGTTACGTCACCTGTGCCGACAGTTGTAAGGAATAAGGCCCCAGATCGCCCAGTATAAAACGCCATACTATGGAAGCGGCAATGTCTTTTTAGTCTAGCGCACCAGTCACAGTAAAAATACCATCGTCAAAATTTGCAATTTCTGATAACCCATCGATAGTGCATGGGTAGTTTGTACCGCGTACCGTGATCTCGCCTTCCTCATCCATTTCCACCTCTGTCACTCGGAACACACGTCTAGTAGTGGTTTTCTGACCAAGCACAAATAAGTATCCATTTAAGTCAGCTAATGTCGCAGCAATATTAGCGGTAGTAGTAGCAGTTCTTGAAATTACCCCATTGCCGGATTGGTATAGCAAAAATTCATAACTGCCATCAATCAACGAATTATCCAATGGGATATTCAATGCACCGCCAGGGCCAATGATGCCTGTACGAATGCCATCCCAGCTATTCTGTCCAATGTCAACATAAACAAATGCACCAGGGCTTACAGGGTCCATGGTAGGGAATGTCTTAAATTCAATCGCTACTTTTATATGCCGTCTTATCTGGCATAGGAATTTACCATAGATTATTGCCTGCTCTCTAGTGCTAACAAATTGTGCAACATAGAAAGTTTCACGTACTGCATCAACTTCTGATGTATCTTTTAACTTTACTTCTATTGCGCGATTAGCTGAAAATGTGCCATTTACATCAGCGCCACGGTATACAACGGTTGCAATTAAATCTTGAACGCTAGAGCCATAATCAAGATGTTCTTCCTTATAACTGCCTTCCATTATGTTGCCTTGGTTAAATAATGCCGTTACATTTACAATACGATTCATCGCGCCAGTATTCTCATCGTATGGTACGGCTGGGATTAATGTTTCCCTGCCGCCGATACGTGCAAATTCCAGCAAACTAAATGGCGCAACATCCACCCAGAACTGTCGCCAGTTAGTAGTATCAGCAATAATGCCATCCATGAATAACTTATTTACACGGCAAAACCGTTTTGATTTTGCAAGTTGTACAGAATCTATGCCTTCAATTTTGGCATATTTGCCAATACCATCTTCTGCATCAACGATAGTATCTAAAAATATATCTGGTGCATGTGCTGCACAGCCAACAGCATCCGACTGATCCAATCGTGTTGATACTCGGCCATGAGTTACAAATGCAGTAAAGCTACGCAAGTCTTGTAAATTACGACCAGAATATAAATTAAGACCCACCATGCTAAGGTTTTTATATAAGTTTGGAAATTCACTAAATGATTGTGTTTGTTGTTCCGTCACGCAGGTAAGCGCAAATTCAGGGCCTGCTTCAAACGAAAATTGGCATTGGCTGTCAGCATCAAGATTAAATAAATCCCATTCTGAAATGCTGCGTGGTGATTCATTCAATGGTGGAAAACCTACTGCGCTATTAATTAAACGACCTGCTGCCTGTAATGTTCCTACATTTGGCAAGGGGATCGTAACGGCATTTGGTGAATTTTCTAGGTATAAAAAGTTTGTGCTGCCATTAGCTAACCGTAACTCAGGATGTTTTCTGATCTCAGCAAATGTTTCAGCAATTGATTCCAGCTTAAATTCCCAATAATCTGCTGTAGCTGAGGTGCTAGCAAATTTGATATAATTAAAGTTATCAATATCACCAGCACGACTTACGGCAATAATAATTGGCGCTACGGCAAATGAAGGCTCTCCAGCTTTGCGATATTTAAAAAGAAACATTGCAACGCGATTTTTAATACCATTGTCACTAATGGGATAACCACCGTGGTTATTTCTACCGTAACGTTCTTGCCTGCCTGATATACGCTTGAATACACGACTTTTAATTGCAAAATCTACAATATTGCATTGTTGAATTGTGCGATACGATGCAGATTCCGCTCGCGCTAAAGTTTTAGTAAAGAATAATGATTCCGGGCCAGTTATCGTAGATTCAGCATTTTTGTAAAACAAATAAGCTGCACGTTCTTCTTCTGAGAGATCTCTTCTTTTAACATAATGACCGGTAAAATAAGCAAATTCATCACCAGTGTCGGGGTTATTAGCTATAGCGTATTCTGCTGTCCAAAGGCCGGAACCTTGCGTAACCCTAACAGAATTGTTTATAACTTCTGTTGCAGCCTCCCATTGATCTAATCCAGGCAGAGCGTTTTGCGCTGGGTGCGTTCCCTCTACTATATTTGCAAATGAATAATCTAAATATTCATAAGTATATCCTCCACCATCTATCTGACCTGTTATTATTCTTGCCTGCCTAGAGTCACTGCTTGTTAAGTTATCTAGGATTCGTACTGCATTTAAGTATCCGGGAGTATTTCTTGGATTTGCATTGCCGTTGTTTACTGCTGGTGGTATAAGATCAAGATATGCAGCGTAAGGCGCAAACCCACTTTCAATACATCTTAACTTTATGTTCATATTTTGTTCATCTGGCGAGCCTGCGTCAATACTTATTACCTTAAATACAGCGGAACCTAGTTTAAAAATACCGCTTGCATCAAATGCAGTTGCTAATGT